GACCTAGTTTATTACCACCTGCGCCGAAGGCCCATGCGAAGAAGAATGGTTTAGCGGTGCTACGTGAGCAACCGATGGCATCAGCGTTTTGTTGGTGAATGTCACCGTCAATGATCTCGTTGATGAATTCTTCGTCTTTAGTGAAGTGAGCCATAACACGGGCCTGATAAGCTGCACCATCAGCTGAGATAATAACTTTATCTTCAGGGCAGATGAATAGCTTACGAATTCTATCACCGTATTTAGCTTTTGGTGAAGGAATATTAGCGATGATCTTGTGTGTTTGGCGACCTGTGGCTGCACCGATATCCATAACGTCACCATGAAGGCGGCCTTCTTTGATATGCGGAATCCAACCTTCAAGGATACTTCTACGGGCACGTAAGGTGTAGAATTGATCTACATCAGAACCTAGTTGTCCCAGAGGGGCCAGTGATGTAGTGGTTAACTTCTCAGATGTTTTGATGAAGTCTTTACCGATACGCTTCCAGTTCCAGTCATCAGCAATCCAACCTCTTTCCCGAAGGAATTCTTTTAGGTGGTCTTGATTACCTAGCTTAGCTTGAACGAACTCAGATCGTTGGAATTCTTCTCCAGGCATTACAGGTGGTACTGTGTTGAGTGCATCTTCAGGTGTGATGGGCTTACCGAAGTATTCAGATAACAAACGTGCTGTTACTGCTGTATACTCGCCGTTCTTCTTGTATTGAGCAGCTTTAGGTTCTTTATCTATCCAGATATGCATTTCACCTAGTTCGGGCTCTACACGGCTCTCGATAGCTTTCAGCTCATTATCAATATCAGATATGAGTTGGTGTAATGCAGGTTCATCAATTAACCAACCATTAGCAATTTGCTGGGAGGTCACATAGGACATATAATGTTCCATACGAACAGCATCAGCGTATTTACCGTTGGATTCTTCGTTGATTGTTTTGAATTCTTGCATCATTAACTTGTATACTTTGACGTTAAGACGAACATCTTGGATACAATAGCTTAACATTTCAGCTGAATAGCCACCTTCGAAGTCTGAGAACTCTATTTTTTCATCTTTGAATAGCTTGCCGAATGCTTTTAGGCCATGTGCACGGTTAGTTTGTCTACGTTCGAAGTTATTCATTCGAGATAGAATAAGAGTGTCAGTACATTTTTCTACAGGTATATCTTGGCCTGTTAACATTTTCCATGCGACATTATCATAGCGTACTACATTATGGCCGATTAGCTCATCTGCTTCATCGATCATTTCCATAGCTAGTGAGATATCAGGTAGATCACAGTCATAGTCTGAGAAGCAATGCTCTTCACCTGTTTCTACATCGATGAACACTACACACCAGAGTTTGCTAACGGTGTCTAGTAGCCCATTAGTCTCTACGTCCCAGACATAACGTTTGCTCATTTTAATTCCTCTTTCAATACAGTATCATAGTTAGCCGCGATGAAGTTATGCATCATCATAGCGCACATAACTCCGTTTTCTTTATAGATCTCTAACTTATCGTTTAGATCTGCTTGGTCAACAGGGGTAACGAACCAGCCGTTTACTTCAAGTCTTTCCATTTTATTTCTCCTTGTTTTAATTAAAAGAGTAGGGCTATTCGCCCTGACTCAATCTTTTACCTGTACGGATATCGTAACGATCTTCATGACAGCGCCACAAGTATACTAGATCAGTACATACTTGTAGATCATCTTCCCAATTAGAACCGCCTTTTTCTTTCCATACTTTACGCACTGCATCTAACAGGCCGCTGGTGGGTACTCCTTTAAGCATCTTTTCTGCTGTTTTAGGGCCTACTCTGGTTAATCCTTTGATATTATCAGTGCTGTCACCAGTTAACATTTGACTGTGCAGCAATAGTTCTGCTTCATCGTGGTTTACTTCATATCGTAATCCTTTAGTATTATCATAGAATTGGCCTGGGACTTGTTTCATATCTTTATCAATAGATACAATAATTCCTGGAACTTGGCTTTGCACTACAGC